ATGTTGTATAGTTTATACTCAAACTCTTCTTCGTTGTACATCTTTATTCGCACAGCGAAATGTTTGAGGGTGTGGTTACAGCTTGATTTGTGGCAGAGGTCATCGGCAATGTCATACAAGGTTGCTCGCTCTTTAGCATCTCCTTTACGGAGTCCTCGACCAATAGACTGTAGGTTGCGTATGCGAGACTTGCTAGGACTGCCAAATATAACATTGTGAAGATTGCGTATGTTGACCCCAGTAGAGAACGTCCCGTACGATGCGATGATAATTGCACTCCGCTCTCCTTCAGTAATTCTTCTAACTTCTTCTCGTTGATCAGCATCTACGCCTCCGTGAACAAAAAATACATGTCGATCTCCAGCTTCGGCTTTAATGAGATCATACAGTACTTTACCATGTTTCTCAACCATCTGGAATAATAATAGTGTATTCCCATTCCTTGTCAAAGTCAAGTTTTTGATAAAGTTGTTACGAGCAGCGTTACTTACAAGAAAGTCCATTTCATCCTGATACTTTGCATTGTGCATTTGCTTACATACTTCAGGAGGATACTTGAGTACAAGACACTTGATACGAAACTCAGCAAGATGCCCTTCGTCAATCAGTTCTTTAGTTTGTACCACACGCATCACTGGACCAAACAAACCTTCAAGTACCAACTTGTTTGTTTGCGTACCATCAAGTGTACCAGTAAATCCAAAGCGATACTTACAGTTGGGCAACTTCTCCATAATACTCGTAAGAGAGTTTGCTTTAAAGAGATGCGCTTCGTCACCGATAACTAAATCGAACTGATCAAAGTACGATCGGTGTTGCTTATAGATAGACTGCCATGTACTGATAAAAACTTTCGCTGAATCAGAAGATTTCGCTTGACCAGCCATGATGCAATGAGTATAATCAAATTGTCCTTCTGAATATGAGAGAAAATCTGTATTCATTTGAGACACTAGTGAAGTTGTAGGAACAATCACTAAAGCTCTTTTGACATCAGTTGCTAAGTAATACTTGAGCAGACTGTAAATAATAAAGGATTTCCCACTCGCCGTAGGCGAGAGAATTAAGGCACGGTGATTACGAATAGCATGAGCAACTGCTCTTGTTTGATACTCACGAGGTGTATAGTTTGGTTCAGTGATAAACTTTTCAAGTTCGTTAGTTGGTACATCTACTGTATCAAGTATTCCGTCATGTACAACCAACTCATAGTCACGCTCCTCAGCAAAACGCTGAAGATGCTGAATCAAACCAACATAGATCTGTCTTGTATTAACATTGAAGAGTTTTATAATCCCATCCCACAGCTTGTTGCGAACAGCAGGCATAAACTTAGCACCTGGGACCTCGAACGAAAAGTAATCTGAAAGTTCCTGAGCTGTACCACGCTCACAGTCTATCTTAAGGAATACTTCGTTCTTTTTGTAGACTGTAATTTGTTCCATTATATAGAGCCACTTGTAAACTTCATCCAGTCAATTGCTGACTTGATTTGAAAGTTTCGATTGTTCAATGATTTAATGATTGCTTCAAGATACTCAACTTTCTCTTGTTGCATAGCAACTTCTAAATTGCTTTCAATATATAGGTCGTCTGATTCAATGTAAGTTTCAACTTCATTCTTAAGAAGTTTTTTATAGAACTGTTGACGACCAAGTGTAGCAAGTTCGTCACGATCCAATTCACCGAGATAATACTCAAGCAAATCCTTACGAATCTTTTTGTTCTTTGCCTTCATTTTAAACAGAACAATACGCTCGCCCATAAAGAACTTCAGATACTTGTTGTGCAGCTTTGGAATCTTGGCTGCTTCAGTACCAAGCTCGGTTTCATCAATTTTGGAATCTTTGTCCCACTCGGACACAATGTCTTCAATCTTCATAATATACTCACAGTTAGAACTATAACAGTTCTAGTATAACCTATCAGGAGATAGTTATCAACTCATACTTACGATAAACAAATTGAACCTGAGCGTTGAGGTATTCAACATTTGATTGCTCAATAGTAAAGTCAACAGAAGATAATGATATAGGATACAGATCAATAAACTTGACTTCAATGTTTGGCTTGTACTGATTAGTCATAATGATCAATGATGCATCGCTAAACACTGTATCTGATCCAGCATTATTAGGGTTTGGTCTTTGAAATCTTGCATGCTGAGCAAAATTATCAGGATAACCCAAGCTGATCAACCAATCATAAATTTCACGATAGTTCTTTAGATCTTCATCAATACGGAAAGAAAGAGCTAGTGGTGCAAACTGCAGCTTATCGCCTGGCATTGGCAGCTTAACAAATGGCGTGTCCAGCGTATCAATTTGCCCCATAGTAATATCAGGAACAGATGCAGTCGTACAGAAATAGTTGACATGAGGCAACTTCTGAATGCTAAATCTAAATCCAATAGGACTTAGAAAGTTTTTGTTATCAGGTTGTGATGCTTGTAGTGCCATATAGATTATTCCGTTTCAGATACACTATTTAGGCGCATAAAAAAAGGGAGGATCCGAAGACCCTCCCTTTAAAACGCTGGGTGAACCCCAGTCTAGTTTTATTACATCAGGTTAGTAACCTTGACCAAACGATAGTAGATGTTACCATCGCCGCCACCGAAACGAGCAGGAGGCGCAGAACCAGCAGGACCGTTGATGGCGAATGGATTTGCTACCATGCCATAACGAGTCTTGAAGCCGATCTTAGGCTGGAAGGTGTTTTCACCAACTGCACGAACCATCTGCAGAGGTACATATGGGCAGTAGAACAAGCCAGCGTCAAACGCAGAAGTGCCCTTGTAACCCAGAGTGTAGTACTGATTGGTTGCGTCAGCGAAGTAAGGATCAATGTACACCTTGATGCGACCATTCAGAACACCAGCGAAGGTGTTACCAGTATCGTCAACATTCAGGTTGTTGTTCAGAGCTGGGGTGTAATCCAGAACACCTGCCATCTGAAGAGCAGAAGCTACATCAGAAGAACAGATCAGGATGTTACCCTTACCACGACGAGTTGCCTTGGCGATTTCGTTAGCATCACGCTCGATTTGGAACATCAGACCCTTGAACTTTTCTACTGACCAACGACCGTTAGAGTCGGTGTCCAGATCGAAAGTACCAGAAGTCGTGGTATTCTTAGTAGCACCAGCAACAGCGGAGTAGTTGATTGTACGAACAACTTCACGGTTGATTTCAGCAAGGATTTCAGCAGACAGGATGTTGCTCAGTTCCTGCTCAGCGTCAAGACCATGAATTGCCTTCAGATCCTGAGCCAGTTCCATGGTGTACTCAGCCTTCAGAGCACGAGAAACTGCAGTTACAGCAACCTTCTCGATTGAGAAAGCCATTTCCTGGAATGCATTAGCAGTACCGTCGCCCAGCTTTTCTGCGTTAGCAGTAGACATACCAGTAGAAACGGTGTAACCAGAACCAGAAGCACGGTCAGCTGGATCAGTACCAGTCTGAGCAGTACCAGCGGAACCGTTAGCAACCAGAATAGAAGCGGTGTTACCAGCTGCAGATGCAGAGAAAGAGGTATTTGCTTCGTTGAACAGTGCTTCGGTGCCAGTCTGGTTGCTGTAACGAGAACGCATTGCGAAAATCAGACCAGTAGGACCAGTCATTGGCTGTACGCCGCAGATATCGTATGCGATCAGGTTTGGCATAGAACGACGAACCAGAGAAATAAGAACTGGATCGAAAGTGTCGATGCTACCAGCAGATGCGGTAGAAGAAGAAGCACCCATAGCGTTAGCAGGTGCAGCTTCGCCGAGCAGAGTTGGAGCATGATAGCCGCCAGAACCGTATGCCTGCTCACGAGCAGAGCGTTCCTGGTTTTCCAACAAAGTTGCTACTGTGGCACGCTTGTGAGCATCAGAAATCTTTTCCAGGTCTGGATGCTCAAGAACTGGCTGCCACTTCTTGATAAGTTCATCAGATTGATACATTTTAGGTCTCCTTCGAGTTAATCTATCCTAATTGTTAATTATTTATAAAAATTACTTTTTGATGCTCTTAGAGATGGCATTCAGATAAGCAGCCATTCCTGGATCGACATTCTTAGCATCCTCTTCGATCTCAAGAGGTTCATCATCAAAGTTGGTTTCCTCAGAGATCATTTCGGAATCACCAAAATAGTTCTCCTTGATCGTCTCGAGCTTTTCAGCATAAGACTCCTCAGTGTCAAACTCTACACCTTCAGCTAGAGATGCCAGCTTAACAGCTTGAGATTCGGTCAGACCTTCAGAAACATTAGCCAGCACGATTGATGCCTTGGCTTCGCTCAGTTCTCTCTTGAGGTCAATATTCTTTTCGATTTCTTCATTGATCGATGCTTCGAGTTCTTCAACCTTAGCAGCGAGTTCGTCAACAAAGTCAACCTTTTCTTCTGGAATATCGATGTAAGATTCAGTGAACAGATCACGCAGACCCTTCATGAAGTTTTCTGCGATTTCAGCACGGATACCTTGCTCAACAGCCAGTTCGTTTTCCTTCACCCATTCTTCAGCAACATAACCGAGATAGTTGTCCAGTTTCTCAGCAAACTGCTCAGCGATTTCTTCCTTAGCAGCTTCCATTTCGCCTTCAAGATCAACAGTTACAGTTTCGAGCAATTCGTTGACCTTAGATACAACGGCAGCTTCGAAGATAGTGGTTGCCTTAGATACAAACTCTTCAGAAAGTTCTTCGCCGTTAAACATTGCGGCAACATCTTCAGCAACATTAATGTCGCCTGCTTCGATGTGACGAATTTCACGAACAGCGATTGCAGAAGTTTCTTCTTCAGATTCTTCAGCAACAACTTCCTTACCTTCCAGAGCAGCCATCAG